GGATGGGATCTGAGGGGTTGTAAGGGTTGTAGCCCCTGCTGTACCACTAACGGAGGTAACAGATACAGAACCCGTTACTGCTTGTGATGCAAAGGCTGTTGTAAATGCTACAGTACCCCCTGATGATGCAGTTCCACTTACAATTCTTAAAGCTTTGTTATTATGTGTTGCTGATTTAGTCCAACCTGTTGGGGCTGAGGTTTGTACAAACATCATCGCGGTTGTCGCCGGAAACCCAGCAGCGGCTTGGAATGAAGGTAATGCACCTGCACCGTTTGATGTTAATACTTGTCCTGCTGTACCTACAGAAGCAACAGATTGTTCTGCGCCTCCGTCCGTTGTACCACCACAAACAACCGAATATGCTACGTTAGTTGTTCTCCCTGTTCCGCCATTAGCATTTGGAAGTGTACCTGATACATGCGTAGCTAAACCAATCTTACCCCATGAAGGAGCTGTAGTCACACCACCAGAAATTAATGCATTACCTGTTGCTACGTCTGCCAATGCAGATAAAGTGTTTGTAGCTGATGCATAAATAATATCACCTGTAGTGTAAGAAGCTAATCCTGTACCACCTGATGTAGGGCCTAGTGTACCTGCTAATGTTACAGCACCTGATGTAGCTGAACTTGGTGTGAGTCCACTTAATGAAGTTTGGAATGTTGTAACGGCTGAACTAGATAAAGTCCCCCATGATGGAGCAGCACCTGTATTACCTATTAAAACTTGGCCTGTAGTTCCTACTGCTGTAACACCTAATGCAGATGTACCGTTACCGTATACAACCCCGTTAGCTGTGAATGTAGTTTTTGCTGTACCGCCCGCTGCGATTGGTAATGTACCCGCCGCTAAAGCTGAAGCTGATGTTGAATAAATAGCGTTGTTTGCCGCAGTGAATGTTGTTAATCCTGTGCCACCATAACCTGAAGCAATTGTTGTGCCATTCCATAAAGCGTTAGTAATTGTTGCATTACCAAAATTAGCTGTTGTTGCACTAAAGTCATAACTAGATGGTACATAACTATATGCTTTCCATGTACCTGCAGTGGTAGAATTATCTGTTAATACCATAATAGCTGAGCCACCAGTAACTATAGTATCTAAAGCAGCGGATGCATTATCTGTAATAGTTACCGCGCCAGTACTACTACTTGTTATAGTAAATGCAAAGCCTGTAAATAATGTTGTAGCATCAGGTAATCGAATAGTTTGGGTTGTTATTCCTACAACATTTTGCCATGCTGCTGAAGCGTTAGTTAATACTGTAGTGCCTGCTGCCGCAGTAATTGTAGTAAAACCTAAGTAGACGTTATTAGCATATAAAGTACCAATACCAGGATCACCATATCCGCCTAATGAAACCCCACCTGAATTAAAAATGGTCATCGCATCGGTTGTACTACTATTAGTTACAAAGTGAACATTATATGCGCCATATGTACCAACAGTTAAATCTGTAGAAGCGGAGGCTAAATATGTAGAACTTGGAATATTAAATGAACCAGAACCGGTAAATGTAGATGAGTTAATACCTAGTTCAACATATCCTGACGTACTTGTAGATACATTATTAGATATATTTAAATTAGTTGAAGCGTTGGTAGCTGCACTTTTATTTTGAATAATAACTTGATTGTAACCAGCGACTGTAGAAGCGAAAGATCCGATAATGCCTGTATCAGCATAACTTAAAGTAGAGCCAATAGTAGCAACACCATCAGCATCATAGTTAATAGATCTTTCTGCGGGGTAGGTACAAAATACAGATTTAACATTACTAGAAAAAGAAATCTTAGCAGTTGTACCAGCTGAATTTGATAAAACTGTATCACGAATTAATGTGCCTGCACCAACAGTACCAATACCCACTTCCCAATCATATAAAGTTAAATCATAGATTGTATAGTAGGTAGTGTTAGTATTACCAATAGCACTAGAAAAAGTTTGATACCCTACAACCGCGCCTGCAAGGGTAAGCGTGCCTGTACCACTAGTTGTGGAAGTTTCCTGTACTCTGTCTGCAACTACAAGAGCCATTTAAGACTCCTTAGCTTGTAGCTGTAGTTGAATATGTAACTGCTACTGTATCACCAACTGTTGTTATCTTAGCTACTGCAAAATTACCTTCACTATATAAAGTACCTGCAGTAGAACTTTGTGTACTTACAGCACCTGTACCTGTTACTAAGAAACAACCGTATACTGTTCCACCTGCGCCTGTAATAGTGTAAGTAATTGCTGATGCCGTACATGTTGTTACGTTAGTTGGTGTTGTGCCAGTTGATGTCGCTGCACTAAATACTGCTGTACCACGTACTGGTGACCCGCTTACTGTGTAGTTAGTAAATTCATATCCACCACCCACTAAAGTTGTCATAGTATCTGTAGCTGCTGGTGTTAACGTAGCATTTGTAAGGCCTAAAAAAGGTCCTACTGTAGTATAGGTGCCTGAAGTTCTTAATAATGTATTTAAAAGTAACTCTTTGCCCACAGCCACAACTAAATTAGGCATTTTTTCTTCCCATTTAATGTTGCCGTCTTTATCTCTACAAACTACGTGGTAGTGACCATGCACACCCATTTCATCTGCAGAAATAGCATTTGTATTTAATGTGGCTATAGCTGAATCGCCAAAACCTTGTTGTTCTTTATGCATGATTTCTCCTTAATTAATTCTTAATACCGCAGCGGTTGAGGTAGCTGCAGGAAATTCTATTGTAAACGTTGTAGTGGCTACCTTTTCTCCACCGAAATTTAATACTGCGACTGATGCATTTGTAGTGCTATTATATATTAAGGCGCCAGATGCCGCAAAGTTTGCAGGGCTCCACGTAACATTAGCAAACGTAACATAAGCCGTGTTATTACTAGGATCACTACCTACTGTAGGAGCTAAAACTTTACCCCCAGCTATATAGCCAGTACCTGTAATTTCGTCTTGCGTTGTATATTCAGTTGTATCACTATTTAAAGTAGCTACCGCATTATACAAAGCAATTTTATATGTATATGGTGACCCAGTATTAAAATTAACTAATCCTTGCAATAAGTTTAGTTTAAACGTTGTGGTTTGTGCTTGTCCTAAAATCATACGACTTTAACCCTAACTTGACCGGATCTATAAGCATCTTGCCTATCTTTACCATCACCTAATTGTTTGAGTAAGAACATTGCATCATCATAACGTTTTTGATATTGAGCTATTACATCTGCCTCACCCTTCATATAGGTATAAGCTTCTAATAATGAACCATATAATAATGTAGAACTAAAATTATCACCGAGCCAAGAAGTTCCAGCGGTAGTAATAGATTCAGGGTAATAAAAATAATGTAATTCAACATCATAGTTAGCATCAGGCGTAGGGCCCATAATAAAAGAAGTATTATCAAACACCGCATAGTATTGAGGTTCCCCATAAAAATCTGCATCAGTATCAGGGAACGATTGTCTAATAAAGTTTACATCCTTATTAAGTAAATATAAATACTCATTATTACCATTAATCACAGCCAAACTAAACGTAGCTAACCAATCAGCAGGCATAGCTAAATACTTATTGCCTATTGTTGTAGTACCTGTTACGTTTCTACGAAGTGCAGGAAGTTGTACCGTATTATATATACGTTGTTCAGCTTGTTGGATAAAGGTGTCAATATCCACTGTTTGAAACGTATTCTCAGTATAACTTTGTATTTCATCAACTAACTCCGCGTAGTTCATTATGCCATTGGGCCTCTAGACTTAGTACCTTTAGTAGCTGCACCACATCCACGAATTATAATTTCGCCGTTTTTATTAATTTGTTTAGATGCTGGATCGCCACAACTTACTCGACGAGCTGGCATACCAGGAGTTGATTCCTGAGCTTTCATTCTATTTGGGTCAGTTTTGTATCCAATATCTAGACTTGCTGGATTAGGCATCGGTTGTTTATAAATACCAATATCATCGCCAGTACCGCCTGATGGGTATTTAAACCCAGTATAAGCGCTAGCGTCTTTGTTTTCTTTAGCGTGACCTAATGGATATGATTCCGCTGGTGTTGGTTTTGGAAAATCGTTTTTAGCCATTTTATTACCCCTTTTTTTGTGCTGCGACTTTAGCCATGCCACGACCCATAGTTTTCATGTCAGCATTAGTTTTACCACCTTTGCTACCTGATTCTTTTGGACCATTTTGAATAGCTACTCTAGCGCCGTCGTCACCTAAGTTACGACCTTTAGTTTTACCTTGTTTAGTAATACCGTCTGCTGCTGATCTGAATCCCATATACTTCTCCTTATGTTGTTGATACTGTTACTGTGCCTACATTACCTATTCCTACTAGATCATTAGGCGTTAATCCAGCATCGTTTGCTCTTGATCCCCCTACAGGATTCCAACCCCACTGTATAACTCGGCTACCTAATAACGGTATACCTGTTTCGCTTTGCAATGGACCTGTAACTTCTAACGTTTGTAACCCATTTAAACCTGATTGGTAATAACCTAGATCAGGACGTGGATTTCTCACTGCTTGTGGATCATTAACTGGGTATAGACCAAGACTAAGTTGTGGTTGATCTGGTTCCCAACATTCTGGACACACAAGTATATTAACATTTTTGGTCTTAATAACCAATCTTTTAAGCTGTTTTAGCTTATATCTAAATCCACATCGATCACATTGGGCAATCGAGTTCTTGGCGCTTGCATATTTAATTGGCATTTAATTACCCGTGGTAAAACATTTCACGAGGTACAAATCTAATACTTGCTTTTTCTCTATCCTCATCAGCAGCTAATTGGAATGATGCCTCATAATCAGCTCTTAACATTGCAATACGATTAGGGTCTACATTAGGTAATTTCATTGCTAAATATGCAGCTAACCCCGCAACCATGCAAGGAATAAATCTAAACGGAATATCTTCCACATTAACCCCATTACCTGCGTCTTGAATTCGTCTCATTCTATAATACACAAATTGGTACCAATCACTTTGTTCAGGTGTAGGCCATACATTAACTGTAGGTAAATTTTGTACATAGATTTTAGCGCCAATTGCGTGAGATGCTAGTGTAGTATTATTTACAGCTCTGATACATCCTGTTATGTCATTACCATCAATACCACCATATTGAATAGTCTCAGCATCAATTCTAATAAACCCAAACTGAGCTAGCCCTACTGTACTTGATAACGTAATGGTTTGTGGGTTTGCTGCAGTTGATGCTGTAGCAGTGAGTGTTTCATTTAATGTAATATCTGTTGGGTTTTCTTGACCACTTTGTCTATTAATCCATACTTGGATAGGACGACCTGTTGCGTTTTTAGTAGGAATCGTAATGTATGTAGATTCAGAAATGCGGTTAATATTAATGTCTTGTTGGTTTTGACCTGTGCCGGTTCTAGTTACCATGTCAAGCAAGTCAATCGTATCAACTGGCAACGCATACATAATTTGATTTTGATTCATCGCAATCTGACCAGGTTCTACAGTCCATAAGTTAATGCCGCGATTAGCCCATTCAATAGTGAGTAAATTTAAAGAACGTCGTGCAGTTCTTAAGTCATATCCAGTGCGTAGCTCCTGTCCACATCGCTCAAAAGCGTCTTCAACTAGATTATTTAAATCTAAATTAAAACTTGTCTGTCCTGTGGTTTTATCTACCATTATTTTACTCTTCTATAAGGTTTTACTTTTTGTTTAATTGATTTAGGTTGAGCTACAAACTGCTTGCCTTTAGCTTTACCTGCTCTTTTAGCCTTCGTTGTAGCAGCATACTCTTGAGGGCTTAATGCTTTAATTGCTTTTTCTGGTAAGTATCTTTCACCTGTTTCACTAGACTTTTTACCAGACTTAGTTGTCCACTTTTGTTCACCCCATGATTTGAGTGATTGTTGTG